GCTTGACTCTGATATGTTTCCATCAATCCACGTAGAATAGCCTGAGCGTTGTGTGATAGATAATCTGCTTCATCTAATAGCACAATTTTTAAATCGCCAAATGGCAATGTACTAACAAAGCCTTCAATTTTGCTTTTTAAAAAGTCAACACCGTTGTCTCGACTGGCATTTACTTGTAAAAAGTCATAAGGATCAATGTTTAAACTATTGACTAAAATTTTTGCCAGAGTAGTTTTACCAGTGCCGGCTGGACCTGTAAACAGCAAATGAGGAATACTTTTTTCATTAACGAAGTATTCTATTTGCTCACGCTGGATAGGGTCAGTGAATACATAACCATCTATTGTTTGCGGGCGATACTTTTCAGTCCAAAGTTCTTTCATAAATTATCTCGGTGTAAACAAACAAGGTCTTCACTGCGTATCTCTGGTGTTGCTGGCTCCATTGTTTCGGGATTGAATGCAATATAGCCGGCATTATTAATTACTCGAAACAACTCAGCCGAGTCTGCACTACTGTATTGTGCAAACCACTCAGTAAACAACACAGGCTTATATTGTACTAGGATGTCACGTATATTGCGAATAATTTCTATATCATGTCCTTCGGTATCTGTTTTTATAAATCCAATATTGGCTATTTCGTCGTCGGTTAGATATTTGTTAAGCATAGATTCCAGTGTCATTCCAGAAACTGTTATACTTTCCCCACTCATATTTGCCATACGTGCCTGGGTTTCTGCGTCCCAGTGCTCTCCGAGTAATCCTCCGTTGCACATACCATTATGATGATCTCGAAAAATTAAATCATCTGCATTTTTGTCCGTGACTGCTTCTGTGGCTATAACAAAAGTTCCACCCAGGTGTCGATTCGCATGACAATTAAGTTCTAAGTATGGCCGAATAGTTGGATTTGGTTCAACTGTCAAAACAGTTGCTCGACTGAACACCATCATTGGAATAGCTGTATCGCCCGAATGTCCGCCAATATCTATACAAGTCATTCCCGGCTTGATCCATTTATTCCAATGATTTTTTATAGCATAATACTCAAAAATTTCTTTGAAACTTGGCACACGTTCAAATTGATGTTCCATTTCTAACCAGAAACAATGATCATCATGATCGTAATCAGCTAGCTCAAGTCTATGAGCTCTACGTAATGGTAATGTTGAAATCATTCGTATATTTCTCTTGATTTGCGTTCTGCGTGAACAGCGGTTGATATGGTATCTATGCCTTCGGGCTTTGTATCACTTACAAAAATAATCGCTTCAGGATCCGCACGACGTATTATAAATTCTGATCCATCTTTAAGTATTTTAAGACCTCGGCTCCATCGGCCATGCTCAATAAGGATCCATTGACCCGGAGTCACGTCATGCTGTTCCGGCCCAATCGCATACACCTGAGCCCAACGTGGACGTATTCCATCAGTCTTACCATCATCTCCTAATAGTACTATACCGCTGGATAATTGTCTAGATTCAAAACTCATTTCTGTGACAATTATGCTGTCTTTCAATGGTCGTATTTCGCCATCTATCTCAATGCCAAATTGATATCCTCGTTTTTGATCAAACGGATTTTCCACTGTCATAGTTTTCTCGCTTAAATTCTAGTTGGTCCAGATTTTTTAATTTCTGGTTCTTTTGGTAATTTGGTTTGTGCCACCGAACTAGCCAAACTTCCCCTGAGAGGTTTGACTTGATCTAGCTCTTGTTCTTTAGTTTCAGGAGTTAGTACGATTGGTTCTACCCATTCATCCACTAAATCTTTGGTGGCTGCTTCTCGAGGAGTTGGAATATTGTCAGATGCCACCGGAGTGTTTAGCTTGTAGTAATCTGCCATGACACGATCTCTTGTGCGTTCAATTCTGCCGCCAGGTCCTAATTCATCTCCTCTAGCGTTGACTTTCATATTTCCTATTGCAATTGATTCTTCGTTTTGTGCTATGATAGCATCAAGATTAATATTTTTTCCATTTGCAGTTCTGTAAACTCTTTTTGTCATCTAAATCTCCTTGTGCGGGTATTTATCGCAGGAATTCATTGATATCTAAATCATAATATATGCTGTTAATTCGATGAACTCCAATTAGATATAGAACGTAACTTGCTACACTAGATCCTCGACCTACCCCCCAAACAATATTGTTTAATCTCCAGGTATCTACTATGTATTTCAATTGTTTTAATAATGGAAATAAGTCTCGTTCTTGATATAATAAAAGTTCTTCGCCAACTCTTTGTAGTTCAACTTCGGTTCGACATTGGTCTAACAGCCATTGCGCTATATTCATAGTAGAATATTCTGCAGGCATGTTCCACAAACTTTGTTTGGTGTGATGAAACACATCCGCAGAATAATCAGCCGGATATTGATGATATTCTTTAACTTGCGGAAAATCAGCAAAAGTTGTCCTTACTGCCACATTATATTGATCGTAATCATTTACCAAAAATTGCTCTAGATCAATATCTGGATTTTTATATAGCAATTCACACAACTCTGTGCTAGACAAATAGGATTGACCAAAGGCATCGTATTTCATTGAATATCAATGATACCTTTGAACTTATCGTTTTTAGCTTCCATTTCTTCCAATAACTTCCTGTTACGTACATCCATTTCGTACCTATAATTTTCTAATATCATCTGCATTTGTGGGATTGCACCACCAGATCCAAACTTGTATGCTTGGTTTAATTTTTGCAATAATTCATTGTATTTTTTATGTAATTCTTCTGTGCTTAAACCTGACAGGTCCGGAACCAATGGATGCATTATAAATCTCCTTCTTTTCTATTTTCGGAATAGTGTACATCAAACTCACCCCCAGGATAACGAGCTTTTAATTTATTTACATTTTCCTCAATTACATCGTTGGGATCTAGTCTTAATGCTCTACACGCATTTATCCAATACCATATGATGTCGCCAAGTTCTCGTTTCATATGAAACAGGTTCTCTTCGTTCAGTGGTTTGCCTTGAAAGTATATTTTTTTTGGTATTTCACAAAACTCGCCTGTTTCGGCAGCTAATCCTAATGCAGCAGTTAACAGAAGCGGCACATTTATATCTGGGCCGTGTTGTTGTTCTTCAAAATTCCAATTACCGTCAATTTGATCTAGTCTATTCATAAAAGTTGTAAGATCGTTTGATGGTTTTGAAGTCACAGCCTCTACAAATTTTTGGTATCTATGTAAATCTACAGTCATAAAAAAACTCCTAGTTGTATAAGTTTACACTATACAAAACCAGGAGTCAACTGTGCCGACAAATAAGTTAACCTACATTAAACCATCTTGCGACCGATGCATTGTAAAGCAATTTAATTGAAACTGAATTAGTAAAGCTTGCTGATGCCGCCCATGTGTTAGCCAATCCGTACACTGATGTAACATCCGGAGTCATGTTAGATACAAAACAACTAGTAATTGCAGTCATTGACGTAATGTCAATTATTCTACCATCTTCTACTGAATTTGGTAGTGTAATGAACAAGTTTGCCACTGTACCAGTTGGCGAACAGTTGGCAATAAATCTATTAAAGTCAACGTTGGCAAACAAGTTTTGCCCTGTTACTACATTTGCTAACAAATAATCTGGATTTATGATTCCGCCATTGATAATTATATTACCATTAACAAATGCATTACCACTTATGCCCACGCCGCCATTTACAACCAAGGCGCCTGTAGTTGATGACGTTGATCCGGTTGTAGCAGCAACAACAACATTGCTTGATCCTGAGCCTAAGGTGGCTGTGCCATTGGCTGTAAATGATCCGGTAACGCTGAGTGTATTTCCGTCAAAATCTCTATTTCTTCCTAGATCTCTTATACCTAAAGTTGTTCCGCCGTCCACTGTGAAGATTTCAAAGAAATAATCTGTAGAATTTGAAATTTCTGTAGAACTGAAAGTAATTGTATTACCACTGAATCCTATCACGCTTGAAGGATTACCTAATGTCAGTGAGTTGGGAAATGTCAATACGTAGGCAGAACTTGGATTACTGGCCCACAATTTAATGCTAGCATAGTTTTCGTCTGTGTTAGCAGGCCATATAAAATTAAGTATCACTGACCCCGCCATGGTAATTTTTTGAAAGTTACCATTGGTGAAATTTATTGTTACGCTACCACTTACTGCTCCGATGTCGTTGTAAGTTTCTCGCCATGACGTCAGGGTAGGGTTTACAATTGCACTACCTGCAAAATCGTTGCTCAATGTGGTGTTTAAAAGTGCGCTTTTGAGCACTGCTTTGTTTTGCAAATCTTCGATTTCAGCTTTTGCAAACGTTAAATTGTTTCTGATATTGGTAAAATTATCACGAAAACCTTGGCTGTCGTTGTCTTGACCGGCAACAGGATATGTACCGTCAATATTATTCGGATTAACTTGGCTTGTCATTTATACAAATACTCCAATCTGGGGAAATTTAATATATTTATCTAAAGATTCAGGAACAATCCAAATATCTTTATTGTTACCAAAAGTAGTGCCTCCTGTAAAGGAATTTCCTGCAGTAAATCCTTCGCGCATCAAACATGTTCCACCATCAAAAGTAGTTTCTGCTGTACGGAAAATTCCAGTTGGATTTGAAAAAATAAAGTATGACGGAATAGTTTCGCCTAGTAAAGTTTGATATTGTAGTGTGGAAATCTTGTAGGTGTCCCCAGTTCTTACTTTTACAGTTTGATTTAAAATAACTTCAAGTTCAAAAGTTAATTGAACTTCTGCATCATTGCCCTGATCAAAATGGCTAAAGTTTAGATTTGTACCTTGTTCATCAAATCCTATGACATCATCATCAAATCCTAACTCGTTAAAATCTTCCCATGAGAGTTGCCATACACCTCCTTGTTTATTGATGATTGAAGTTCCGCTGATCTTTGATAGATATCCTGGAATGGATTGACCTTGGGAATCTACCCAACCATCATTGATGCCTCCGTACCCGTATTGTTGCACAAAAATTATTTTTTCGCCTTGTAAAAATTCTCTTACGCCATCAATTAAGAAATTATCTCTCACCACACTAAGATTTTCGCCATTGATGCTATCAAAAGAAGCACTCACAGCATAATCAACGCTTGCTTCGCCATTTATTCTTATATTTTGATTAGCACCACTACTGATGTTGCTTGAAATCGTTATTATGTTTCCATTTAAATCATAATTTGTAATCGTAGTGGAATCAGGAATAGATAGATTGGCACTTCTGCTTTGAATGACCCATCCGTATCCTATATTAACATTATTTGGAATTACGATTACATTAGAATTGGTTACAGAATTTACTATTACAGTATCAAGCAGCGCGGATCCTTGGGTAACATTAGGATACTTGTCAAAAGTGGTTGGCACACTTGGATCAAAACTGTTGGTTTCTGGATTGTAAAATTGTGACAAATAATTGTCTCGCTGATACCTGTCGGCGATAAAGGGAATAGAATTTATTTCAAAGTCACTATTTTGTAGTCTGTATGCAATTAGTTTGGAAGCTCCTGGTATGGTGTATGCAAGAACAACACATCGTACAAGTCCTAATACAGTGCCATCTTCTTGAACACTGGTCATCCATCTGGGCAATGTACTTCTATTAGTGTAACCTATGCCGTTTTCTAATCTCTTTTGCATGTTAGGAAAACTATTAGGATAGATTACATTATAGGCCTGGTTGTTGAACAAAAAACTATTTGCAATAGTCAATTGAACTTCCAATGGCGGACCTGCTGTACCAAATGTTTGATCGTCTATTAAATTTACGTAGATAACTTCGTAATCAACCGTACCATTTTGATTCACTGCTCTAGCAGTCTTTATTTCTCCAAAATTTAATTTCTTGAAGTAATGATTGCGATTGATAGCTGAAACAAATGTTGATGCAGTGGATGAAGCCAATCCAGAGAGAAACAATGATTTAAAATTTTGTTGCACTCCAAAATAACTGTCGTCTGGTCTGTATATCAGCTCCTGAGGAAACACTGTTTCGTCTTTGGTGATATCGAGCCAACTTGTTCTTTCTGTATAACTAGGCAAAGCTTTGAAGTACACGTTTTCATAAGGAGCAAGATTTCTTGGTCTTACAGTAATTGTAAATTGTTTAGTAGCAGATATACTGCCGTCAATGGAAGTGGCTCTAATAGTAAATCCACATTGTTGATCAAAAGTTGTTGTGCTACTATCAATTACAGTTGAAATTGCATTAGTGGTCGTACTTACTGCCTTTTGTATAATGTCACTTGTAAATACTAACACAGACCCTTGAGTTACATATATAGCCGGACTTACTTTGATTGTGTTAGAATCAATTATTTCATTCAATTTACAGCCTTGAGCAACTCCAACTCCTTGAACAGTCATTCCAACAGTTAAATCTTGTGTGGAAGTTACATTTATAGTTGCTGATTGACCATCTAAACTAAAATATCTAAAGGTAGTACGTCCGATCATTCTTCCACTCTGTAAGAATTTAAGTCCTTGTGGAATTTTTCTAAATGGTGCGTAAATTACAGAATAGACTAGTTCTTTTCCTAATGTGTTGTAAGCACTGATGCTTATTTCGCTTACAGCACCGTTATCAATTGTACCCAGGTCTCTTGCAGTATTCCAAATTATTTCTTCATTGATAGCTTGTTTTACAGTAAGACTAAATGAAACCGGATCACTTCTTTGATTGATGTTGCTTGTTCTGTAGGCAAAAACAGTAAAACTGTAGGTGACCACGCTTTCTGTTTGACTAGGTAAAACACCTATGACCCAACCAGTTGATTGATCAATTGTAAGCCCCGACGGCAGTCCGCTGGCTCCTTGATCAAAAAGTATAGAATCGTAACCTGTGTTAACTGCTATAAATTGTATATAAATGGTATCAGTAGTGCTAGGAGTGAGACTTACAAACGTTAATTGATTTCCTGCTGTGGTGTAATCGGTATAAGCAGTGTATAGAACTCCGTTTACCTGTACAACTATTCTAGCAGCATTCAAAGGTGATTGAACCATGGTATAAGGACCGCTGGTGCCATTACCAACTAATGTTTGTTCTATCGCAGCATCTAATTCATCCATGCCACTAAATTCTAATTCATCAATTTGCCAAGTTATATCTTCATTTTCGGGATCATAAGCAACAAATTTATAAGCAAATGTGTTTCCTGACACAACCACTGGCAATGACGCAGGATTGTTTAGTATAATAGGCCTGTAGCTATTATCGGCATCAATACGTATAAATGAGTTGTTAATCAAAGTTAAACTGTTATCAGCAGTAAAATTGCCTTTGCTTACAATCAGTAGTCTGACATTTAGAGTTTGGGTTCTAAATCCGTCATCTACCTGTATGGTAAAATTATAAAATCTATCTGTGCTAATTGGTAGAGCGTCATATATTACCGATTCCACTGGTGCTGCTTCAAAGCCAAGTTCGGTTACATTCTGTGCAATTATACTTAGGTATCCTGATAATCTTCCGTTTGATGACAACGTAGTTCCAGGCGGTAAATCTCCATTGATCACGCTCCAAGTCTGAACTGCATTTTGATTGTCATTTACCGCAGTAAAAGTATAATCTAAAAAATTTCCGTCAAACCATGCGCCAATGATATCAGGTTTAGGGGTTATCTGTGGTCCGTTTATATTACTGACAGTGACACTAAAAGTTCTATCGGCCACGTCGCCGTTTGGATTGGTAGCTCTCACAGTAAAAGCTCCAACAGAGGTCTGATTAGCTGGACTGGAAACTGCAGGAATACCACGCAATTCGCCTTGGCTTGTTACATACATACCACCAGGCAAAGTTCCGCTTATAAAACTATAAAACAAAGTCTGTTGACTACTGTCAATTGCCTCAAATTGATAAGAATAAAATGTATTCTCAGGAACGGTTCCTAAATCGCCACGTGGTGTTATCCAAGTAATGAGACTCATTTTAAATTATAACCGCCTCAATTATTTTACTTCCGTTTCTGCCATCGGTCACTAAACTTTTAGCAAATACTGCATGTCCAAATCCATTGCTTTGTCCTACACTTTGTGCAAAGCCCAATTGAGCTGATGTTACCAAAAGGTCTCCTTTGGACACTGCACCGATCACTTGTACAGGAACACGACCACGCAATGCCACAGGCAGACCTTGGGCGGCTGCATTCATCAAGTAGGCAGGATTAGATGATATTACACCGGCCACTCGTACATCCGCAAATGTTTCTGTAACAGTAATTTCAGCATTGCCTCCAAATACTACCACAGTGCCTGGCTGATAGTCTGCGTCAGCCACGTAGTTTTCTGCCAAGTCAGCGTATTGTGCTTGGGTGGACACACCATAAAAAGTATTCCACCACAATGTTGGTGATCCTATA